AGGCTGGCATCCCTTGAGCGTCTGCGAGGTCGGGGATCATCGTATCGACGTTGAACCAGTCAAGGCTCGACGGGTCTTGGGTATTCGCCGCAATCTCGGAGGCGTACTGGAACATACGCAGGCCACCGGAGGCGGCTTCAGCCTTCTGCATGCGCGAGAGAGGCGAATCGTATTCGATCTTGTACCCTGCGCCGGCTTCCTGCATAGCCCCAGACGGAGGCGGTAGAAGCCCTTGCTTGAGCAGGATGGCTAGTTCGCGTTCGATCATCGGCCCAAGAGCCTCAGACTGCTGACGCCCCATGATAGGAGCGATGAGGGAGGACTTCTCTCTGGCTCGTTCAAGAACCTCAGTCGCCGTCATCGCAGGCGTTTCAACGAGAATCTGGAACAGGGAGATGAGGAAGGCGTCGTTAATCGCCAGTCGCTCATCTTCCATCATGTCTCTGGCGATGGCTATGTTACCAACAGGCAGCGTATCAATCATCCTCTGGCCCTGTGCATTCAATCCACCGTAGTTGATGGCACCCGGACGCATGGAGAACGAGTCCAGAACACCATCATCGTGAGCCAGCAGGACGGGATCAACAGAGCGATGACCTTGCTTGAGGACAGTCTTCTTCTGTTCGTTCAGCGTCTTGATGGCGGGTAGGACTTGCATGGCAGGAGAGCGGCCATAAGTCTCACCTGGGATGGTGACATACCGGGATACGATGTACGGCATCGAACGATAGCCGCCTTCGTCAAGCACGGTGCGTGTCTTTTCGCAGATGTACAGTGATTCAAAGGCCATGCCCTTGAAGTCCAGACGGCGAGGATCACGATCATTGCGAGGACGAACGCAATGAATAATCTCATAGTCCTTGTCAGTGCCATTCTGGTACTCCTTCAGGACATCTTCAGGAGCCTTCTTGCCGAACTTCTGGAGAAGTTGTCGGCCCTTCATCTTGAAGGTGCGATATACCGTGTCGATTACCCCCTGATGGTTCTCTTCAAAGAAGATTTCCGCGAGGTGATTGGCCCGATATCGAATGCCGGGTTGGTCAGCGAGTTCATCTACGAACAGGCAACCCGTACCAAAAGCACCGAGCGACATGTAGATTTCGTGCTGCTGAGAGGCGTAGTTCGCCTTCGGGCCATAACGGTACTGGAACAGAATCTTGTTGGCTTCCTCAAACCAAAGCTTTGTCTCGTAATCCTTCATCAAGTAAGGATCAGTAGCCTTGATATGGTGCCAAGTCTGTTGTCGCGGAGTCAGAATGGACTCCATGACAGAAGCGAAGCGGGTCAGCGCACCGGGGGCGGTGGCATCGAACATCTTCTCGTTCTTCTTCTGCCCTGGAGTGATATCTCCACGAGACATGAACATGTCGGAGTAGGCCGGCAGTACGAGTTCAGCAATCTCAGTCCAGTGAGATTCCCATACCGCTCTGTCTCCGCGAGAATGTTCTACTCGACGGAGTACGTCGAGAACCCTATCCTCGTTCATGCGCCGAGAAGCTTCTTCTTGGCAGTAACAGCCGGGTCTTCGTCTTCAAGCCCTTCGCCACCAGTCAGCATGGTAGAGGCGCGGCCACCAGCAGCGGCACGCATACGCTGTTCGTTCTCAGCGTCCTTTACGGCTTGGGAGTTGTCAGTGGGCGGAGGCGGAGGCGGAGGAGGGGCTTTAGGCTTGGAACCGCCAAAAATTTTAGACACTTTACCCATGATTTTCTCCGATAGTGAGTGCTCACATCCTATCCACCAAATACGGAATAGTCAATATCCTGTGCGACAGTCACTCTACGAGAGCTTCTGTGGTGTTTTACGTCAATCCGGGCAACGGGCTTGGCGAAGGTCTGACAAAGAGCCTCGAAAACGTCAGGAGAGGACATTCCACGCTTCTTCATCTCATCCTTCCGCTCTAGCTGCATCTGGTTCCCGGTGATCGTGTAGCGGTAGTGAATCCCGCAGGCGTCCTTCTGAATCTGTGTATCTTGAGGGATACACCCGATGGACAACCACTCCCTGGCCCGATCCCACATCTCTACCCGTTTGTTCTGGTACTTGTTCTTGTCGTCAGCACTTCCACCGGCCTGAACCTCGATGACCTTGTAGCGGAGGGCTTTCAACTGATCCACGACACCACCACCGACACCGCCTCCATCCACGAAGATGGCTTCAGGGTTGTACTTGTCGGCATGGTAGGCAATGGCATTCGTGAGTTCGACGGTATCCACCCCCTTGAACTTCAACCAGGGGATAGAACGGGCATCCCTTCCGCGACGGAAGCAGATCACTGACTGGTCGTCGCCAAAACGAGCCACATCCACACCCATAACAAGAGGAGCGCCGGGATCATCCACCAACTCTCTCTCCATAGCGTCAAGGACAACTCCAGGAGAGATGAACTGATCTTCCCCGGAAGTAGGGAACTCGCCATAGACTTCAACCTTTGCCTGACGCGAATCAACCCCGTGTTCGTCAATGATTGCCTCATAAATCTTGGGATCGACGTATTCCACGGTACGGGCGTCTATCTGCTCCGTACTCCAGAAGTTTCTCTTGGCGTGAAAGCACTCAAAGAAAGCCCCCTCATTCCGGCGCGGGTTGGAAAACGCGATCCAGTACCGATCAACGATAGGGTCAGTAAAGTAACCCTGAGCCACATCCCAGATAGGAGAAGGGATACCAGAAGCCTCATCGAAGATGACGAGCATCCCGTCCTGACTATGCACACCCGCATAGGAGTCAGGGTTTTCCTCAGACCACAACTTCCCTTCGGCGTAGTAATACTTCAGACCTTTCTTCAGGTCTTTTTCAATCAACTGACCAAACCAGTCAGCGGGGGTCAGCTTAGTCGCGGAGATATCGAACCAATGCTTGTTAATCAGCATCGCATGCCACTTCGCTAACTCACCCCAAGTCACACTCTTCAACTGAGGTTCGCTGTTGGCACTCACGATAACAGTCGAACCAAGGCGGGTAGAGAGCATCCAGAGAATGATCCACGAGATAAGCGCAGACTTCCCGATACCGCGACCAGAAGCTACCGCCTTCCTCAAGGTAGATAGGTCAAGACCATTGAGCTTGTTCTTCTTCTGCTCAAAGATGTGATCCCGTATCTCCCTCAATATCCTGATCTGCCACTTCTTTGGGCCTTTAAACTCCGTGAGAGGCGTATTCTCCTTCCCCCAGGGGAACACGAACCGAACAAACTTCTCAGGATCATCAGCCAACTCAGGCGACCACAGATGCACCATCAGCGCCTGCTCTTCATCATCCCGATAAACTTTTCTATTTCCGGCCATAACCTAGCTCCGATAGTTTTTTCTTGGCAGCAGCGATTTCTTTCTCGCGCTTCTTCTTTCGAGCCTTCATCATGTTCGAATGCTTGAGCTTCTGATAGTCAGAACAACCTTTCCACATCGTCATTCCGAATCCCCCTTCATTCTCCCACCACGATGGAAGTGCTTCGGAGATAGGAGATACCGGCCAACACCATCCTTGATGATGTATTTCCTGTCAGCCAAGAACTTGATCCCTTGATTGACAGAGACAGCACTCAACCCAAGACCATCAGCTATCTCAGCCTGAGTCATCTTGATTACCCCAGCACTGTCAGAGTTCTTCGCCAGCCACGCAAGAATGCGCCAGTGCGACAAGACAGCATCACTATCCGTAGCCAAAGAACCCAACCCATCAAGACTCCACATCACGAACCTCCATCTAACACGAGTACGTTTCAAAACAAGCGCGGGAGATACTTCACCAGTATCCCTATCCACAATTTCATGCTTGTACGCATTAACCATGCTTATACTTTCCATTAACCATGCTTATATAAAGCATACCATAGGTCGGTATAAAGCACACTGATGACGGCGCATAAAGCCTGCTTAATCACACAAACACACTAAACCATTGCAGCACAGCACTTACAGAGGCATCGCAGCGTATCTATATATTGGGATATTCAAGATTCAGCCAGAAGTTAAGCACAAAAATAAATAAAAAAATTTGGCGGTAAGTCCTCCCTAGATAAATACTTACACGCACGATCCCGCCCCCACCCCCCCTACGCCTCCCCCTGCGACGAATCAACGATCACCGCATCGGATAGATCGGTTGATGGCACAGTGAGAGTCGGTTGATGCTCGATTAGTTGTGGCGAATCAATCACTTGCCCTTCAATGACGCGCTGCCTGGCTTCCTGTAGTGCGCCAACGATAGAGATTGACTGGTCAATGATGATCTCTTTGGGGCAATAAGGAGCTACAGCCTTGAGGAATGCCAGCGGATCATTCTGCATGACATCATCCAGGAGTGCGGCTAACGAACGCTTTCCACCTAATCCAGCTTCTCCTTGCTTTATTGCCTTTTTCGCAGCACGTTGGATATGCTCAGTTATTGACCTACCACCATTAGCGTTTGCCACGGTCTATCACCTATTCCTAAGTGGTTGATTGAAATTACGTTTAGTGCAACGCAATTACGATTAGTGCAATGATTGTAGGTTATCCACATCTTATCCACAAGTAAATGCAATTGTGTTGCGTTTAGGTGTTCTGTAGGAGGCGTTATCCACAAGGGGGTCAATGGGTAGGTATAGGCCAGGTTATTTAAATCGCTCTATTGATTGTGGGATGGATTAATCGAGCTTTGTTGATCCATAGAAATAATTGATTGGCAATGTTAGCGGTTTGGTTTAGTATTCAGTCCGTAGCATCCTTAATCACTTACCTGGAGACTGTTATGTCCAAACAAGATTTCTCTTCCTACGCTAAACAGCGAGGTGTTTATGAGGCGGCACTGTTGGCTTGTGCCTGTGGTATCAAGTTGGCTACTGTGCAACTGTGGATTCGTTCTAACTAACTGGGGGATAATCATGGACAAGACTAAACAAATTCAAAACGCGCTTAGAGCTTATGGCGTGCATTTATTCCGCGACGATAGCAGCTATGCGCCAAACCGTGCAGCACAGGCACTTGCCGGCCGAACGCATTATGTTGATCCTGACACAATGAAATATTTCGGCGCTCTCATTAATAATTGCCAGGTTGATTTTAATGGTCTGTATTGCTGGATTCTTGAGAGTGTTGCGCATCCTAGCGACGGTCGCTTACATCGGTTCGTGCTATTTGATGTGTTCGGCACGGTTTTAACTGATCGCGGCGATATGCTGCGCAAGACAAAGCGCCAGGCGGAAAAGGACAAGGATGCGTTTCTTTCCTCGTTTGATCCTGTTGCGCATACTGAAAAAGCTTTACGCGATAAACTTGCGTATGAATCCAGGTTGATTACATCAGCACTAGAAATTATTGACGCCGAATAGCAGTTATAGCCCATTAGCAATAGTGGGCTATGGCGGCTAATGTTGGCCGATTTACCTGGGGACTATGATGCGCTTTAATCCTTTTTCTCGCGTTTCCTGCCGTTATGGTGCGCCTATGGGCCGTCGCTCTGATGCGCCCGGTAATTTCATTGATGTAAAGCTATACGCCAAACATCAAGGCGGGGGCAATGGATACGACAGGGGTGGTGCTTATTGGGGAATCCCGTCTAATGTGTGGGCCGTTTGGACTCGCGGAGGCGAATCTGTTTGTTACGTTCGCGCCGGGAGCCGTGAAGAGGCAATTTCTAAGGCTGCGCAACTATGATCCGCGTCTATCTCTTCTCTTCCGCGCTTGCTCTAATGCTGGCTTATTCAATTCTAGGGGGTTAATCATGCTTACTATTGATCTAGTTCTAGTTCGCGTTCTTTGTCGCCATGCAAAAGACTATGGGAAGCCTGTAACTGTATTCACAAGTTATGGAGGCTATATCGCATCATCAAAATATAGCGTCTAAAATCAAACCGGCCTATGTCAGATATAGGCTTTTTCTTTTTATGCGCTTGTGTCGCGTTTCTGGCGCTTTTGGAGGCATTCCCGGATACGAATACCGTGCGTGTAGAGTAGTAGTTTGCGCTTGATGATGTAGCTTGGCGTGATTGTGGCCGGGCTTTTCACATCCTCAACCACCAGGTTGCCGTTTTCGAAGTAAGTGAAGTCAGCCACGAATTTGCAGCTTCGCTCTATACAGCGCCCGTTTTCGTACTGGCTTGGAATCAACTCAAATGGAACCTGAAGCCTCAAATCCTCTATTTTTAGGGTTTGGGCCTCTGCTTTCAATTCCAGGTATCTCCGGCTTTCGGCTTTCGAGTCGAATTTATGGCCGTCGATTTCCGTCTTTTTGTTTTTGAACTTGCCGGAGTCGTTTTTCTTCGGGGTCATTTTTCGCCTTGGGAACATCAGTCGGCATCCGTTCCTGGTTCATAGCTGAACTCGGGGCAGGAGTCTTCGGCCTCTTTATTGTGGGTTTCGCACCATAATCCTCCGCCGAATTGTGTTGGATGCCAGCGAGAATGTGTGCAACTGGCGCAACCGAATTCATGGGTTTGTGGATTGAAATCTATGATGTCAAAGTGATTTGGCATTGTTTTCTTCCTTAAATAGTGCAGATCATGCACATCTGGTCTTCGTTGTTACGCTGACACCCGGCTTTCGATGTAAATACGCTCTTGCCTATTTCCTTCTCTAACTGGCGAACAATCGCAAATTGCTTTCGTCCAAACTCATCGAACGAAAACGCCAGTTCTTTGTTTTTATCCCCTGAAGCCAAACATGGGAAGCACCCTACACGATCAAATCCTGATGCGTACAACGGGTTTTCTTTGCCATTCAGGTAATCAAAAACATCGGCTTCTGTCCAGTCAAGCACGGGAAGGCGGAATTTAACCCCTAACTTGCCAAGATACTTTGGATACTTTTTCAATATTTCATTGGGTTCGTACAGATCGCCGGTTATCTTTCCGATGTATCTGTTTGCTCGTTCGTAGCTTTCTCCAGATCGCATCCCATACCAAACCTCAAAACCACCCTGCTTTTCTGCTAGTTCTTTATAGAAGTATTTGCTCGTTTCAATCTTCAGATACTGAGTGCAGAACCTTGCCCCGCCACCTGGAAACCGCTTCCACTTTCGTACCTGCTCAACAACACTGCAAGAGTTGCGACGAACAATATCAACCCCGTAAAAATTCTCTATCCAATCAACGTGATCGTAGGTCGTTGGATGTTCAAATTTCGTATCGCAGAATAACCCCAAAACCTCAGACGTTTTGAAATGTTCCAGTGCCATTTGGAGACAAGCCTGTGAGTCTTTTCCTCCAGAAATAGGAACAACAACCTTATAAGTCACGTTTTCTATCCTTTTGTTTAAGTATATCTTGTCTAATCCGCGCGTTTAGTGAGTTTTCCACGCGAAACGTAATATATTTTTTGATGCTATCTGCTCGTTCTTCGGCTGTTTTCTCGGTTTGAATGAACAAATCCGGCTCATTTACGTATGAATTAGCCCATTTCAGCACTTCTGACACGCTGGTGTCGATCTGTGCCGCGAATTTGTTAATCATTGGCCCTGGTCTGATGTTCATATTTCCATCTCCGGACGCCTCATGCTCACATAGCTTCGATAGTCTTTGCCGAACTCATAGTAAAGCATAGCGCCTCTTTTAAAGAATAGTGGAACTGAACCAACCCATCCTCCGCAGTTTCGTTGGGCTTCCACGATGAATAAGGCATCCGGGTTTGCTTCAGGGTCTTTGATCTGTCCTTTTTCTTTTGGCTTGTTTCTCCACACTGAAACCACATTCTCAGCCAGATCAGCAATTTCTGACGCGCCTTTGATGTCGTGCAACCTAGCGGGAGTTTCGTCGCTTGAACCCTTCCTGGCGTGGGCAACAAGGTGGATATGCACTGGGTTCTGGTGCGCTACCGACTGGAGTTGATCTACTAGGCGCTTTTGTCCGGTGTAGTCATCAGGCGGCAATCCGCATTTCATGAGGGAGTCAATCACGATATGGTCGGGCTTGATGTGTTCGCATACCCAACGACAAAGAGCGACTACATCTCCAGGCTTCAGGCTTGACTGAACATCGTATAGCCATAGCGTTTTGCTCAGGAATTCAAGCATAACCTCGGCTTCTTCTTCGTTCGGGTTGTCCTCTGCCATGTACTGAACGAGCATCCGATACAGAAGTTCTACGGGGTTGAACTCTGGAGAACAGACAAATACTTTTTTGAGTCCTAGCATCCAGTTGAGCATGACTTGAGACAAAACCGCCGACTTTCCGTGTCCTTTGTAGCCTGTCCAGATGGTGATTTCACTCGGTCTGAACCTGAAATGATCGTCGCAACTGAATCCTGTCTTATCTCCCCACGATCCTTTCTGCTTCAGTCTTTCCTTGAACTGTTCCGCGTATTCCTTGGCGTTTTTTACTCTCGGCTGATACTCGTCCGAACGATACGGTTCCAGATTTACATTGCCGAATCTGTTGGGGTACATCTCGACAATTTTGTCCAAGGCACTCATAGACCCTCCGCGTAAGTGTGCGCTGCTGAAATTCTCTCAACCGCTTTTAAGAGCGTTTGGAGCGTTTTTTCGTCCGGGGTGATACCTTGGCTCATCTGCTTCCCAATTAACGCGATACAGAACGATTCTGGCACCATTGCGGCCAATATCTCACGGGCAGAGAACGGGTATTTCTGTCTCGGGGAATGGTGACGGTCAGTTTTCGGGAATAAATCGGTCAGGCTCATCCCAACGGCGGAAACGATGTCGTGAGCCGAACAACCTCCAGAACGACACTGGAGCAGGATCACATCATCGCTGCCGAGTTTTATGTTCAGGCTCGGATGTCTGTCACCGTGAGCAGGACAGCAGGCTATCCAGCGTCCATCTCCCATCCGGCGTACTCTTTCGAGCCGGTTCAACAGGTCTCCAATGCTCATATTTCCTCCCCATGTATCGCCAAATCAACCAATTCAAGCTTTGCCCGAAGGTCAACGATCTCGTAAAGCATCTTTCGGCCAACGTCCTGCGAATGGTTGAGTGCTTGGCGCAATTCCCGGTTCTCGATTTCCAGGCGCTGCATCTTCTGGCGTTCTTTTGCGGTCATACGCCCATCCTTTGCATGAAGTCGAAGGTAGCCCTGGGCATCTGCCTTCCATCGGGAAGTGTCACGGTGTCGGATAGGTTTTCCTTCTTCGGCACGATCCCATCAACCCATTCAGCCTTGAATCCAGTCCATCCGCGTTCGCAGGAATACGCGAGAGCATCGGAAAGAGTCCATCCGGCTTTTTCTGATTCGCGAAGCAAGCCATCAATCGCCGTTTTCGTGGCTGGAGCCTTTTTGGTCTTCCGAAGCGAAATCCAATCCGCGATAACCGACTCGGATACGCCGAGCGTTTCGAGATACGCTTTTGGATCATAACGTGACGGTGAAACCGGAGCGACTATATCTGTCTCTGTCTCTGTCTCTGTCTCTGTCTCTGTCTCTGTCTCTGGTGCATCAGGTTGATATCCGGTTGATATCGCATTGATATCGTCTTGTATCAGCCAACTTTCAAGACTATTCAGTAGCTGATTAGCCTCTTTTATTGCAATTCGCAACCTGAACGCAATCTGCTTCGTGTTAGGTAGCTCTCCGTGGTTCTCGGATGCAATCAACCACAACATGACCAAAAACTTGGCTTTTTTTGGTTCAAGTTCATGCCAATCTGCATCATCTAGCAGATCGCGATACAACTTAATCCACGGTGGCCTACGGTCTTTGAAGTGCTGAAACTTCTCCCAGTTCTTGATCTTCATCATTTCCCCTTCGCGCAGTCAGCGCAGCAGAATCCTTGTTTATAGCCAAGGCTCTTTCTACCCGCCAGTGGTTTGGATTTCTTACAGGTCTTACAGCGCCAGCTTGGTAGTGTTACTCCAGCCATCTTCGGGTTGTTGCTCTGATCCCTGTATTCAGCTTCCATTCGTGCAGCACAGAACAGAGTGTTAGTCATCAATCTTCTCCAGACACTCCACTTCCATGTCGTCAAGGATGTGCTTGCCGTCCTTTGTCCAGCAGCATTCAAGCAATGCCATGATGCTCTGGTCGCCTACGGTCACGTCTTCAATGTCAAACTCAGGGTATTCCTCTGGGTATCCAGGATCGCCGTTAGGCATATACATCCTTGCGGGTCTTCCTTCGGTGTAGGTTCCGGTCACGACATACTCTGTGTCACCGTAGAACAGGCTTACTAATGTTCGCATTCAAGTCTCCAAGTTAGGTTTGGGGATACAACTATGCTCTCGTTTTATGTGGTTGGGTCATCAAATCTTTTTATGGTGGTCATAGAAAAATTCTAGTGTGCTAATTAAAACGCTTTGCTATAGTGATCGTGTATCAACAACTTGGAGACTTAAATGCAAGACGAAGAACTGAAGGCGGTTTGGATCGCTCATACGACGATGCTGTCGATCCAGAATCTTGTTGAGGACATTGAGCGCATGTCTGGCTTGTGCCGTGAAGATGTGGATCGTACAGTCGCAGAAAATAACGAATTCAAGTTTGCCAGGGCATGTGGTCGGCTTGAGGGAACCATCATTGGCATCCAGTGCGATGTTGATGCTATCAAGGAAATCCTCAAAAACGGTCTTTCTGCTACGTCTTATCTTTCTGGAGATATGAAATGAAAGCATGTTTGTTAGTGCTTACTCTCGTTGCATCGCTTGCGAATGCTGGAGAGATTGGTCGTCTGTCGAATAACGCGGGTGGTGCAATTATCCTCACGACAGAGAAGTGTTCTCAAGGAAGTGGCTGGGTGTCTTATGGATACGCTGGAACCTCAAACGACACGATCTGGGGATGTCACTTTGTTGCTGACAATGCCCTGTGGATCAGGTGGAACTACGACAATTCACTGAAGCGGTATTCGTTCAATGATGTTACCTGGTCGCCAGAGTTTCTGGAATTGTTGAAAAAAAACCGCAAGACCTATTGACCATGATCGCTTTGCGTAATATTCTTGAAGCGCACGTTGTTGGAGCGACGTGCTTTCACCTCGGCCATGATCGAACCCCGTTTCGGGAAGTTCTTCAACGATCATACTGCTCATGGCCCAGTTGTGATCGCATGGCCTCCAAGCCGGAGAACTTCACCAAAGCGGGGTTTTTCTATTCGTGCCGTCAGAGCGCGTTAGCTGATAGCCACCACGGGCGTACTCAGAATAGTGGGCGTTACGGAAAGACCAACCGTAGCGTGGGGAACTTGATACAGGTATCTCCGCAGGCAAGTGTGAATGTGATGAGCCAGCGCACACTTCCCGATGAATGTATCCGTCCAGCGCACTTGGGCTTTGTGAATCTACATTGCCGGAGAATGTGATCTTATGTGGATCACCCGGCGTAGCTATGTCTAAACAGGAGACTGAAATGGAAGAAAACAACTTTTTGAAGCTGTCAAAAATCAACGTCAATGACCATGTTGAGAAGAAGGCTGGATTGTCGTACCTGTCTTGGCCTTTCGCTGTGGCTGAGTTGATGAAGGCTGATCCTAATGCTAACTGGCAGTTCCATGAGCCAATGATGTTTGGTGAATCCATGATGGTTTCTTGTACCGTCACCGCTTTCTGCAAGTCCATGACTATGCACCTTCCGGTTATGGATCATCGCAATCAAGCGATCAAGAACCCGGATTCATTCCAGGTCAATAAGAACATGATGCGTTGCTTGGTAAAGGCAATCGCCTGTCACGGTCTTGGCTTGTACATCTATGCTGGTGAGGATTTGCCGGAACAGGAAGAAGTTAAACTTGACCGAGCAAAGATTGAAGAGTTTTTGACCAAGATCAAATCCGCTAAGAGTCCTGATGTTCTCAAGAAGGTCTATACCGAGGCTTACACCTATGCCAAGGCAGATAAGTCTGCTGCTGACGAGGTTATTGCGGCCAAGGATAAGCGGAAGTCTGAACTCGCTATTGAGATGCAGGGGCAGGCGTGATGGAACAGAGAACTGAAGAGTGGTTCTCCCATCGGGCAGGGAAGGTGACAGCTTCCCGTGTCTCTGATGTGATCGCCAAGACCAAAACAGGCTATTCCGCTTCCCGTGCCAACTACATGGCGCAACTGGTAGCTGAACGTCTAACCGGGAAACCATCGGAGTCATTTTCAAATGCTGCTATGGAGTGGGGAACTCAACAAGAGCCGTATGCACGTGCTGCATATGAATCCAAGGCCGATGTATTGGTGGATGAGGTCGCGTTCGTCCTGCACCCCTCTATTGCGTTCTCAGGGGCATCCCCGGATGGACTTGTCGGGTCTGTCGGATTGGTTGAAATCAAATGCCCTAACACGGCAACGCACATTGATTATCTACTTGGGAAACAGGTTCCACCGAAGTACAAACCTCAGATGGCGTGGCAGCTTGCTTGCACACAGAGGGAATGGTGTGACTTTGTTTCCTTTGATCCGCGACTTCCAGAGAAACACCAGTTATTCGTGATCCGGTATATTCCTGAAGCCGGTTATGTCCAGGAGCTTGAATCAGAAGTAAGCAAGTTCTTGGATGAAGTTCAGG